AAATCTGTCCATAAATGCTTCAATTCCATCTGTCGTTTTCGCAGCATTTGAGGTTATCAATCCCTTCGGCCGTATTGTCGATATATCAAAACCTACACCGCCGCGGCGCTTCATGATTTGCACTTGTTCCTGGTCGGTATGCAGAATTCCTCCGTACGAATCCTGCGGTGAATCTACAACGAAACAATTTGAAAGAGATTGAATTTGATCCTTATTTCCAATACCAGACATTGGAGACCCCTGCGGGACTACTTCCCAATTGTCTAATAGAGAAAATATTTCATCCCTAGTCATGGGATTGGGATATTTCTGTTCTACCCGAAAAAATTCATCGGTTAGTCTTTGGTGCATATCTCTAGGGGTTTTTTCTAAAACATTTCCCCCTTTAGAAGTTAGTGCATATTTTGTTACAAAAACGTTTGCTGCTAACTCATCACCAGAAAAATACTCTAGACTCTGGGCATGTGCATCCTTTTTATCTCCGGTCATTGTCATCCCTTTATGTGTTAATTTCGTTCCACTTTTGCTTGAGCTTTAATTTGTAATTTGTATTATCTTCGGCAATCGCATCTTGTAACGTAGATTCTTCATCGCTGAGTAATCTTATTGTAGAAGTTGAAGTGTCCATGTGCATAGGAAAAACTAATCCATCTCGACCTGCTCTATTTTTAGCAACAAATAGACGGCCCTGCCCGGTAGATTTTTCGGTAGCTTTTCTAGACAAAGATATTACTACATCGGCAACCATTGCCTTACCATATGCTTCTGACATATTTTCTAGACCAACAATATCAGAATTTGCAGAATCTCTATTGGCCTGCGAAGCTGTCCATACTGGAATAGCTAGTTCCATGGAAAGATTTCTAAGTTCCTCATATATGAGTTTTAGTTCGTGCCTCAAAGAATCATATTGACGTGAAGATCTCATAATGTCTGCATAATCAATTATGATCAAACTTGGTATAAAACCTTTGAGTGATAATTTTTCTATATGATTTCTTATGGTCGAGACCGATGCTGAGCCTGTGGGGTATTCTTTAATTATTAATCGTCCGAGATCATTATCTTCATATCTCTTCATGACAGAGTCTTTATTGTCTTGAACCTTATTAGAAGGTATTCCACATAAATGAGAATCATACCGAAGACCAACAGCATATTCCGTCAATTCAAACGTATAGTGAATAACATTTTTTCCACTCTTCATTGCACTGGCACCCATTGCAACAAGAAAGTGACTTTTCCCAACCCCAGTGTTAGCTGTAACAACACCAATTTCTCCACGGCCAAGACCGCCTTGTAGAACATCTGGGGCATCTAATTTATCTATGCCGGTCGGGCAAGTAAGTCTATTAATTTTTACAAACCTTGCTGCAGAGTCTTCAAAAAAATCATGACCAATAGAGTGAGGCATACCTACAGAGACAGCCTTTTTCATCAAGCCAACAACACTTTCAAAATTGTCTGATGATATCAAGTCAACAGACTTTTCTAATGCAGCCTTGAAGACTTGTCTCTTGCAAAAATCTAAGCTCTTATCTTTGACATAATTTAAGTCACCGGAATTTGGGTTGGCTTTGATCCTTCTAAGAAATTCAACAATCTGATCCCTAAGGATAAGGTCATTACCTTCTGTCAAATCATCCTTTACGATTGAAATTAGAATAGATATTGAAGGAAAACACTTATATTTGTTGTAGTAAGAGAAATACCTTTTGCTTAAGAAGTAGAGATATTTTATGTCAAAATACTCTGGGTTCATGACCTCTACCATCTGGGCTGCCCAACGATGGTCGTATAGCATAGACTGTAATATCTTTTCCTGAAAGGATTTACCATAATGGCTAAATTGTTTTACAGAATTTGAATGTAAGTCTTTATCCATTATCTACCTTTATGGCTGACGTGAGAGTCATAAAAAATTCATCTACATCAAAAGTTGGTAAACCTTCGCGAATGATTGCTCTCATCAATGCTATTTTATTTCTTGATGGGCTAAAAGTATCGACTATATTTTCAATCTTTTGAATTTGACTGTGTGTTAGATTGGTAATGTCTAGGTACATAAGTTTCCAATTTTTCGCAATTGTTTCCCTGTTCTCTGACATTCTTTTGTATACGACTAACTTGCTATTTTTTGATTTTTCTTCAGCAATTGACACAATATCCTGAACCGTTAGGGAATTTCTTTCTGACATTTCAGGGTACCTCTTTGAGATAGTTTTAAATCCAGCACCGGTTATCCCAGAAAGGTTATCAGACTTATCACCAGCTATAGCTCTGGCCAGGCAAAAATTCTCAACACTTATGCCAAATTTATTTAGCACTTCTGTGGGACCTATAAATTTTTTCTGACCTGGCGACCATTGAATTACTCTGTCAGAAAGGAGCTGATAATAGTCCTTATCTGATGATACAATAATGCACTGTGAATTAGACATTTTATATCTTGTGAGATACCCGATTATATCATCTGCTTCACATTCAGAAACATATACCTGTAACACGGGAAGATACCTTAATAGCTCAATTGTCAGAGCAACTTGGTAATCCCTGTTTTCAACCGTATCTGGGATATCGTCTTCATAAAACCTGTTTAGTTTCTTTGCTCTGATTCCCTTTTTATAGTCTCTTTGAATACTTCTTCTCTTTGTAGAGCCACCGCCTTCCCAACAAATTATTATTTGTTGAGGCTTGATTTTATCGGTCAGAAGTTTTAAAGATTTTAAGAACCCAACTGTTCCACCTGCATGGTGGCCATGAGAACTCATTGTAGGGTTTACAGCAAAGCACCGTGTGAATAGGTTGAGCGCATCAACTATTAGTACCTTGTCATTCATTTACATTTACTCTAGTAGTACGATTTCGTCTTCCATATCCATTGAAATAGACCTTATTTCTTCGTAAGACTCTGGATCTATTTCCATCTCTGTGGTATTCTTCATACGTTTGACCAGCAAAGACTCTATTGCTAAATCGATATAGTTTTTGAATTCTTCATCATTCATTACAGAATCAAATTCTGCCTTATAGAATTTCTTCTCTGCCAGCACTTCTCCAGTAGAGTTATCAACAACGGTGACATTCTTCCAAGCACCAGTACCAGTAACATTTAGGGTTTTTTCACCTAAATCAAAGGTACCCTTCTTTCTAAGCATGTCAAAGATTTGCTCATGTTCCTTAATGCCAATACCAAAATGTATTTCAAAATTTACGCTCCTAAATGGAGGTGAAACTTTATTTTTTATCGTCTTAGCAGAAACATTGATACCAATGACATCCTTGTCTTTGTTTGTGATTTGTTGACCAGCGCCAAGCTTAATTCGTACCGAAGAATGAAAAGGAATAGCCTTTCCGCCTGGTGTAGTTGTCGGATCTCCAAACATTACACCAATCTTAGTTCTAATTTGGTTTAGACATATAAACAGGGCATTTGTTTGTCCGATTATTCCAGTAATCTTTCTCATTCCCTTTGAAATTGCACGTGCCTGTAGGCCGATTGAGTTTTTCTCATAATCTCCTTCAAGCTCAGCCTTTGGTGAAGATGCTGCAACACTATCCCAAATAATAGTGATCGGGACATCCTTGTTCATAGCTTTCGCTTTTAGGATGGTTTGTTCTGCAATCGACAATACTTCTTCCGTACAGTGAGTGTCGACATATACAAAACGCTGCGAAATATCGACACCGAGAAGAGCTAGATTCTCAACTGATGTGGCATTCTCGGTGTCGATATATACAACAATTCCACCAAGCTGTTGGGTCGACCTAGCAACCTGAATTGCTATATGAGACTTACCAATTGATGGAGGGCCAAAAATTTCTACGATTCTACCTTCAGGAAAACCACCATTCGAACGATTCGAGATAATATAATCTAACTGCTTTGATCCAGTACTAATCCACCTCTTTACATGAGTAGGAGAAGTATCGTAAGCCAAATTATATGCTACTCGAGAACCATGTTCCTTGTTTAACGACTGAATTAATTCACCGGTAAAATCATCTGAAATCTTATTACTTTTCTTCTTGCTCTTGCTTGCCACATTTACCTCACGCAAAAATTATATCAATCAAATATCTTCAAGGTCTGCAAACGCATCCTCGAGACTCTTATACTTTGTAGAGCTTCCGCCCTCAGTGGTAGCAGTAGTAGTAGCAGCCGTAGTGGTAGCCTTAGTTGTACTTTGTGTATTACGGGTGGTACCAATGGAATCATTACCTGCATCCCCATTCAACCAATCATTAACAATCTTTTCGAGCTCATCATAAGACTTCAGGGTAAACATATCACCCGGGTCTGGAATGTCATCGGTCCAAGCCTGTGATTGGTTAGAATCTTCAGAAAGAGGGCACTGCTTTCCACGTGGACGAACCTCAGTCGTTGCCCATTGCCGGCCCGGGGCCTTTGTGCAGGTTACCTTGATATCTCGACCTTCAAGGGGATCAGTGATATCACCATAATCCTCATCCAGCATGATATTGAGAAGTGACTGATATACCATCTTACCGAAAGACCAGATCCTTACTCCTTCATGTTCTTGGCCACGAACAATTACTGGGGCATAACAACGCATCTTTGGGTAAAGCTTCTTTGCAAGCTCATACGACTCCTTAGATCCCTCATCGCGAAGCTTGTTAATTAATTCTTGAATCGGATCTGGCTTACTAAACTGCTTAGGTGAGAGTAGCCCAGGGTTATTGCCAATATTGTAGTAAAACCAAAGCTCCTTAAAAGGTTGGCCGTCATTATCAGGGAAGGATAGAAGCCGGACTGTAGCCTCTTCCCCTTCTTGCGGTCGCCACGTTCGGTTTTGCTTCTTAGTGTTTCCGGAAAGCTGATTTAGCTTGTTCCTAATTGCATCAAAATCGATTGCCATCTACTTTATCTCCATTAAAATGTTAAAATACAAATGTTCAAATATTGAATATATGGTTCATTTGTGTGAATTTATAGTACGCCCAAATCAAGTGATGTTCACATGATTATTGGGTCAAATCACTTTTTTGATTTAGACTTTTTGTTTTTTCTTGGTGCTGGATATGTTGGGCCAGTACCGAGAGGGGTTGATACCCCTGCAATGCCGCCAGCAACAGAAAATTCATCTGCTTTTTTGGGGTCTTCAATTAAATCAGGCTCAAGAAGAAGATCCTCAACGGGGTACTCTTCTTTAGGTTTGTCTTTAGAAGTAGCTTCTAAAATCATCCTAATGTATTGCCTTAGTATACGCATATAAGATAAGTACCTACAAAATTACTTTTTTATTACGGCTATCATCGTACCATGCCACCAATATTGATCTGGGTTATTCATTCGATCAGGTCTTTCGGGTGGTGTAATTTCCCACTTTGCCAACACATTATAATTTAGCTTTTTAAATGCATCATATGTACCCTGTCGAACAGAATTTTTTTCCCAATCATCTACAATGGTTATAAACACATCATCTAATACTTCATTAAAGTATGTGTAGGCCATTTCGTGATGTTCCTGTTTATGAGGGCCATCATAAAAATAAAAATTGATTTTGTCCTTAATTACAGACTTATCAAAATTAAAACAATCAACGTCCATGATGTTCATTTCATGAACTTTATGACTATACCAAGTATTAATGCAATTATGAAACACTTTTGAAATTGACCCACCAGGATTAAACTCAGACCAATTGTCTATCGTATATATTGAATTAAAATTATCTAAATTTCCATATAGGGCAGAACTAAAAGTTGAACCCTTGTAGGTTCCGACCTCAAGATAATTTAAGCTGTCAATAGAGCACAAATTGTTAATAAGATGCCTGAAGCTTATTCCGCTAAAACCCGGGTTCCAGTAAATGTTTAGTAATTCTGGATGGCATTTTGATTCATTAGCCAGTGCTCTATCTACGCAATTTTGTACATGAGCTATATATTTTGATGTTTTATCAGCAGATATGTTTATGTCGTAGTATTTGCTATCATATCTCTTGTGTGGGTCGAGTGTTGCTAAGAGACCAATTCTAGTCTTTAGTACATCATATCTTTCATCATCGTTCATTCAAATCTCCAGGCAGGAATAAATATTCTCTGTAGAGTTTATTTTTGAATAACTGCTAACATAGTGCCGTGCCACCAATACTGATCGGGCTTTCTCATTCTATTTTCCCGATCCGGAGGCAATATTTCCCACTTAGCCAATACATTGTAATTTAGCTTTTCAAATGCATCATACGTACCCTGTCGAACGGACCCTTTTTCCCAATCATCTACAATAGTTATAAAAGTTTCATCAAGAAGATCATTGTAATAAGTAAAAGCTCTTTCATGGTCTTCCCTCTTGTGGGGCCCATCGAAGAAGTACAGATTAATTTTATCCTTTATTTCAGACTTATCAAAATCAAAACAGTTAACGTCAAGAATTTTCATCTTACTTACATCACTCTTGAAATTGGTATTAATGTTGTTATGAAATAAATCTTTTACGCCACCATGTTCGTTGAATTCTGACCAATTATCAATAGCATAGATTGAATTAAAATTATTGATATTATTATACAGCATTGACGTAAAGGTAGACCCCTTGAAAGTTCCTACCTCAAGATAGTTGATATCTTTCATCTGGCCTAAATTATTCAGGAGATGACGAAAACTTATTCCGCTAAAACCTGGATTTCTAACGAGGTTCAAAAGATCTGGATGACAATTTGACATGTTTTGAAAAGCTGCCTGCAGAGACTGGTTTACATGATTAATGTATTTAGCAGCCGGCGTCATCGAAAGAGTGCTTTTATATTCAGACACATCATACTTGGCATACGGGTCGAGCGCGTCTATTTCTTGTACTCCAGATTCAAGTACATCTATTCTTTTGGTCATTTAAAATCCCTGCGTAATCATGGTCTTTGCCTGATGAAGAAGGAAAGCTAGGTACGGCTCACTTCCAACATAGAACCTATTTTCTTCGAAGTGTAGGCCGGTTGAAAGTTGAATTGCTAACCACTCTTCCTTTTCTAACTTTACCCCATAATGTTGCAAAATATAGAGTGCCCTATGTGAGGCCGACATTTTATCAATATCATCGTTGAATTTATAGAGCTGCCCTAGTTTATCACGGTGCCAATCAGATGTCTCCTCAACAAACATAGGATCATTGAGGTCGCCGATCTTACCAAGACCATGGAATAAACCAGTAATGAGCAGAGAACGCGGTGTGGCTTTGTTAGCAGCCACTCCATTAAGTTCCTTCATCTTAGCTGTAACCAGGAGGGCATGTTCAATCATTCCGCCAGGATAACACCCAGCTGAATCGGTCCGGTTTGCATTCGGACAAAGAAGCATCCTCTCGCCTAGGTCTTCAACTAATTTTGAAATATTTTTATCTTCAAGGCGATCGATCAACTTAGTAAATCGAGCCCAAATTTCTTCCAGTTTTTCTACTTGCATTATTTATTCTGATTTTCCTGCTCGGGCTTCTCCTTCTTGACTTTTTTAGTCTTCTTTGGTGGAGAGTTCCAAGACAATTTGTTCTTATCAGAATATATTACAACGCGGTTGGCTAAAAGTTCAACCTGGATATTAGAGTTTTTGTCTACAACGCCAGCATTCTTCATGCCGTCAACGGTCAACCTCATAAACATGAGTGCATCTCTCTCAGATTCAGAAAGGCTACCGATACCTACGAGAATGCCTTTTCTTCCAAATTTATCGGTCTTTGCCGAAGCATTTGTATAAGCATCCCTCATTTCTTCTGACGAATTAATTGCAGAATTGATAGCAGACATTAGTTGATCAGAAATATTACCATCGGACTTACTAATATTTAATCTAGACATAAGAACATCTGGCTCCGAATAAGCAATAGACTCTGCTTCCCGATATGGGCTAAACCCTTTTTTATATCGGCCGCGGCCAGGTCCTCTTGGTAGAGGAATTTCTTCCTCTTGCTCTGAGATCAACATTTGAATCTGTCTTCTTATGAAATTTTCTACTTTTATTTGCATGTTTTTCAATAAATAGTGCTAAAAACTTGAAATAGAAACTGGAAATTTTCCCAGCTCATCCAGGTCGATATTATAACTTGACCCATCAATACTATTAAACGTGGTTTCATCTATTTCAAATACCAATGCATCATGAACAACAAAAAGAGGAGAGAAGTTCCGGGAGAACGATTGCATTTCTGAAATTATTCTATTGAAACCAATTAATGAGACATCGACTGCCGTAGACTGTATAAAATTATTATATAGAACATTTATAGTTCCCTTAGTCGGAACAATCTTTCTTCCATAGTAATTTGTTATAAATCCAGACTCGTTATACATTGACATAAGATTCATGGAAAGAGACTTAATATCAAAATAGTCTACAACACTTTCCATTGTATGGTCAACATCATTAGGAAAACCTAGCTCATATATGCGTTGGCGTCCGGCACCATATAGAATTGAAAGAGTCGCTAACTTAGTTTGATCCCTGTCTAGTATACCATTAAAATATTTTATTCTTATATCTTCGTATATATCTGTTGCCGGCTCACGACCCGATACAATGGAAGCAATCCTTGGCTCTAGAGAAGAATAATCGATTTGAGCAATAACATTTCCGTTTTTCTTTGGCCTGATAATATCCCTGTACTTCTTCGGCAATGTCAGGACATTAGGTCCCGAAGATACCGTCAGCCGGCCAGTAGTAGTATCATGTCGACTATAATTAATTGAAATCGACTGTGTACGAAAGCTTTGCAATAGGGTTCTTAGGTTTGGTATATCTTCTTGGGCAAGATAACCATCAATTTTCTGGTGATCAGTCTCTAGGTGAGACAGTTGACAAAAAGTCTTATGACCTTCTAGGTAGTGTTTCATATAATCATCACTATCTGCCATGTCAATAAATTTTTGTGAGTCCTCAATTATTTGATGCATCATACGATTGAAATCATTAGATGCCATAGTCAGATTGAGGGGAGGGCGCAGGTTTCCTAGGCCGAGCTGCAGTAGAGACGTCTTATACTTTTTAGGAGGCTGTTGTCTAAATTCAATATCGTAAAGGCCGGCCATTGACTCAACACTCATGGGAGCAAGCGGGTCTCCATATACCAGGGAATCAACTGGGAGTAACCCGGACCATGATATTTCACCGGACATATTGATGATGAGGTGTTGTTCAGTTCCTAAAAAATTCCTACTTATACAGAGGTGCACAGTATAATGTATACGGTGGGTGCGGACTTGTACAGGGATTAGTCACTTTCCGAAGAAGATTCAATTTCATTAAGAACACTCTGTAAGCGATCAACTGCCGAGCGATATACACCAAAGGCATCAACCTGAACCAGGTTAACACTTGTATCAAATTCTCCCGGACCTATTGTGTGATTGATCTCAGAAACCCTGTAGACGTTATCAGCTGTAGTGCCAGTACCAAAGTCAAAAAACATTTCTTGACCAAATTCAAAGAGTGAACATCCCACGGTATCTATGGACAGGGACGTCGGGGAAATTTGCATGGGTAGACCGGAATCTATTGCACCCTGGGGAGACTGACCGTCTGCAGTAGTGTTCCTAAGCATTTGTATGGTTGCAAGGCTTGGGTCATCTTCAGTTGCAACATCTGCGGACTTTAGCATTGATGCTGCCGAGCCGTATATAATTGATGGCATCCTTGATGTTATAAATTCTTTTACTGCACTATTGTTGGCTGACACCCTGTATTGCCTGACTTCACTATTGTCTGTATTAGATGATTCAACTGCTCTTAAAATTCCAGAATCATTTGCGGCTTGCACTAATTGCTGAGTGTTACTGTCATCGTCATCAACTAGCCCAAACGTTCCAAGTCTGTCCGTACGAGCAGATGCCAACATATCAAGAATTGTGGAATTAGCGGAGCATGTTCTATCATAAACGTGAATTCTACAAATGCGGCTCGGTGGATCGTTTGGGTTATCCCCTTGTTTTACCATTTCATCCATCTTAATTGCGATGCTCGGCTGCACAAATTCCGCGGCGACCCCATTTGGGTATGCCTCACCTAGTATTCTTCTTCTCGCGCTGCCCTGTTGTTCTGACTCAGAATAATCATCTTTGAGACTTGTGCTTCCATCATCCTCATCAACTTCATACATACCATTGAATCCGTAGGAAATATTTCTAGCTAAATTGTGGAGAAATTTGGACGATAACATTCGAAGAAATGATTGTATGGAAAATTGTGCCGCAGAATTCCTCGACAGTTCCTGTAGGGCCTGTTTCACACCCCGATGATTGTCATCATAAAAAAAGAACATCTCAGACACGTTGTGGGTGTGCATGTGAGAAGCCTTATGGTTGAAAGGATAGAAAACCATCTGCACTTCTTTATATTTACCCGTTCTAGCCAACGGCTCCGCTACAAAATAATTCAACAGCTTCCCTAGAGATATTATCTTCTTATTAGCCTGCCGTGCAAAGGCTTGGCGTTCCGCCGGGGTACTACCCCCAACTGGACCAGTTACTGCCGGACCGGTTACATT